GACCATATTCCGTTTGCTGGCCTTTCGCCTATCTTGATGCCACACCGCGCCATTGGGCGCTCCATTGCTGAGTTAGTAATGGATGTGCAGTTGATTAAATCAACACTGATGCGTCAGTTGCTCGACAACATTTACAACACAAACAACTCTCGCGTTGTTGCTGTTGAGGGTCAGGTAAACCTAGATGACCTGATGACCAACCGTCCTGCTGGTATTGTGCGTGTGCGCCAAGCTGGTGCTGTGCAGCCATTGCAGGTTCCAGATGTGGCTGGCTCAGTATTTCCTGCGTTGAACTATATGGACAGTGTTCGTGAGCAGCGCACAGGCATCACGAAGCAATCAATGGGCTTGGATGCTGACTCACTACAGTCAACAACTGCTACAGCTGTTGCAGCTACCATGGCTGCGTCACAGGGTAAAATTGAAATGATTGCTCGTGTGTTTGCCGAGACTGGTGTTCGCGCACTATTCCGTGGTATCTTGCACCTGTCTACTAAGTACCAAAACAAAGAAAAAATTGTTCGCCTTAATAATGAGTTTGTTTCCGTTGACCCGCGCGAGTGGAGCAATATGTACGATGTTCAAATCAACGTAGGTTTGGGAACGGCACAGAAGCAAGAGCAAATTCAATTCTTAATGGCAACTGCGGCGAAACAAGAGCAAATCCTTTTGCAGATGGGTGCTTCCAATCCTATGGTCAGCCTTGCTCAATATCGGAACACACTTGCTAAAATTGCAGAGTTGTCTGGGTTTAAGGACTCAGACCAGTTCTACGCCCCCGCACAAGAAATTGAAGCTAAGATTGCACAGCAACAGGCAGCGGCTCAACAGCAAGGGCCACAGCAAGACCCGATGATTGCGCTTGAAATGCAAAAGTTCCAAGCTGAAATGGAAATGAAACGGGCTGAGTTTGAAGCAGAGCAGCAGATGAAGATGCAGCAGATGCAAATGGATTTTGAGCTTAAACGTGAAAAAGCCAATGCAGAGTTACAGCTTCGTCGAGACGAGCTTGCTATGGAAGCTCAGTTGCGTTCTCTTGAAAAAGAGGCTGGAGTCGATATATCAACAAACTTGCCACGAGCCTAGATTATAATAATCATTATAATATGGTCTTGCTTAAAAAGCATTGTGTGGTATTTTTGCAACAGTATAGGAGACTGTTATGAGTGAAGGGAAGTTAATGGCTGAGCAAGCCAGAGGAGAACGCGCTGCTGCATTGTTGCGCGACCCTTTAATTGCTGAAACGTTTGATGCGCTTGAGGAGAAGTACGTCAACGATTGGAAAGATTCCTCGACTGTAGAAGGTCGAGAAACGCTCTTTCAAATGTACCAAGCACTAATGGTGGTGCGAGGCCATTTGACGGAAGTTGTCGAGACAGGCAACTTAGCGAAGCTGGAGATTAACCTCCAGAGAAATCCTAAGAGGAGATAAGACATGGCTGACGAAACTACTACCCTACTGGGTGCAGGTGAGTCCCTAACGAAAAGTCAAGCGATTGACGAACTCTTGAACATGAGCGCCCCTGAAGAGGCAAGCGATGAAGTTCTAGAGCCTAATGCTGAAGTTGAAGAGGTCGATGAGACTGAAGAAACTGAAGCGACATCTGAAGATGAGTATGATGAAGAGGACGCAGAAGAGCTATCCGAATCTGATGACGAAGATGATGATGATGAAGAGTATGACGTTGATGTTTCCGAGATTGAGGAAGTAGAAGACGACGATACTTATTATACTGTGAAGGTTGATGGCGAAGAGAAGCAAGTTAAGGCCGACGAGCTTGTCAAGTCCTACCAGTTGGAACAGGCAGCGCAAAAGCGTATGCAAGAAGCAGCAGAGATTCGGAAGAACTCAGAAGCAGAAGTGCAGGCTTTGGCGCAACAGCGTGAGCAGTATGCTCAAGCCTTAGAGCAGTTGAGCAGTCAACTTGCCTCTGTTGATGAACCATCTCAAGAATACTGGGACAAGCTGTACGTGGATGACCCTATGGGGTATGTACGTCAACGCGAAGCACACCGTGACCGTAAGGAATCCTTACAAAAGGTGCAAGCAGAACAAGTTAGAGTCCAGCAAGAGAATCTTCAACAGATGCAGATTGCAAGACAAGAATATCTGGCTAATGAAAATGAGAAACTTCTCAAGGCTCTGCCAGAGTGGAACGACCCAGAGGTTGCAAACGCGGAAAAACGGGCAATCATCACTTACGCTCAGAGAAACTTGGGCTTTAGCGATGAAGAAGTTGCCAATATCGCTGATAGCCGAGGTGTTTTAGCTCTTCGCAAGGCATATCTTTATGACGAACTAATGTCTAAAAAGCCAGAAGTTCAAAAGAAGGTAAAGAAAGCCCCGAAGGTTACTCGTTCTGGACAACCAACTACTAAGGCTCAAGCTACTGCAAATCGCAGCAAACAGGCACTAGAACGCCTAAATAAAACTGGCAGCAAAGATGCTGCTGTTGATTTACTTTTACAAAGAATGAGGTCCTAAAATGGCTACTTATACTACTGCTACCGCCGTTGGCGAACGCGAAGACTTGAGTGATGTAATCACTCGCATTGACCCAGATGAAACCCCAGTATTTTCTGCTCTGAAAAAAGAGACAGGCAATGGTGTATTCGTCGAATGGCAAGTTCAAGAGTTGGCTGCTGCTTCAGCTACCAACCACGTAAACGAAGGTGCTGACGCTGCTTTGGCTACACCAACCGCTACAACTCGCTTGGGCAACTATATGCAAATCTCTGTCAAAGATGCTCAGATTTCTGGCACTTTGGATTCAGTTGATAAAGCTGGTCGCGACAAAGAAACTGCCTATCAGAAAGTTCTGAAAGGTTTGGAGCTTCGTCGTGACATCGAAAAATCACTTCATGCTGACACAGCACGTAGTGGTTCAGACCCACGTAAAGCTGGCGCACTGTCAGCTTGGATTACCAACGTAGACGATGCCTCTGGCACTTCTGCTGCTACTGGTGATGGTTCTGATGTTCCAGATATGACTGGTACTAACCGCGCCCTGACTCTGGCTCAAATCGACAATGCTATGCAAGCTGCTTACACCGATGGTGGTCAGCCTAATATGCTCGTCGTTTCTCCTGCCAAAAAAGTTGCTTTCAGCGACTTGAACTCAGGCTCAGTTGCAACAAACCAAATCAACTACACTGCTCCACGTGAAGCAGCCATCGTTGGTTCAGTTTCATTGTACCTGTCTGACTTTGGTCAGTTGGACGTTGTCATCGACCGCTTTGCATCTGATGACCGTGTGTACCTGCTTGATAGCGACTATGCTTCAATCTGCACACTGCCAAGCCGTAACTTCGCTGTAAGCGAACTTGCGAAAACTGGCGACAGCGAGAAATTCCAAATCGTGACTGAGTGGACACTTAAAGTATCTGCTCCTAAAGCTCACGGCGCTGTATACGACCTGTCATAAGGTCAACAAGTTTGGGGGTGGCATCAATGGGCGATGCCACCCCTTTTACTTATGAGGAGATGTTATGAAGAAACGACTGGTTTCAACTGATAAAATTGCTGGCAAGGAAACTTGGGCGCACATCGAAGACGATGGGAATATGGTTTTCGAGACTAAACAGAATATCGACAATCTGATTAAAAAGAACAGGGAAGAGCAAAACGAATATCGTAAAGATAGTTTGATTGGGAACACGCAAAGACACCAACAGAAGGTTGCAGAAATTCCAACGGCATTGTATCATAAGCTACTCCTAGAGCTTGGAGAGCCACGGAACAATCCAAAGGGCTGGAAAAAATGGCTCAATGATTATGACAACAGGGTCTTTAGAACAAGTGGCGGAAGCGTATAATGGCAATTACTAATTACTCAGAGCTTCAAACATCCATCGCCAACTTCTTGGCTCGCGATGATTTAACTGCTCAAATTCCAGATTTCATTTCTCTTGCTGAGGCACGTATGGCTCGTGAGATGCAGGCTCGCAGCCAAGAGAAACGCGCTACAGCGAATCTTGTTGCTGGTGATGCGTTTGTATCCCTGCCCACAGACTTGCGCTCTATACGCCTTGTTAAGCTAAATACAGCACCAACGGAAGTGTTAGAGTATTACACACCGACTCGCGTGAATGAAATTTACGCAAACAACTCATCTGGCAAGCCAAAAGGTTACACGATTATTGGTGGAGAGATTAAATTTGCTCCGACACCAGACGCAAACTACACAGCAGAAATTGTTTACTCTGAAGGTGTACCCCCGCTTTCGGACAGCAATGGGATTAACACAATACTAACGCGCCATCCTGACGCATATTTGTATGGCGCTCTAGCAGCCGCTAGTGTATATTTGATGGATGACCAAAAGACAACTGTGTATGAGCAGTTGTTTACACGGGCGTTAGATGAAATAAAACGAGAAGAAGAGCGCGGCAAACAGGCTGGCTCTGGCTTGTTTATGAAATCAAGTTACGGAGAATAAACTATGAGTGCAATGAGTGACTACCTAGAGAATAAATTTCTCGACCACTTTCTAGGCACAGCAAGCACTTCTGCTCCTGCTGCCGTTTACATTGGTTTGCACACGGCAGACCCAACCGATGCTGGAACTGGCGCAGAAGTAAGTGGTTTTGGCTACGCACGTCAAGCTATGGCTTTTGGTGCTTCTTCTGGTGGAACAGCATCCAATAGCGGTGCTGTAGAGTTTCCTGCTGCAAACGGTGGCGACTGGGGAACCATTACCCACATTGGTATTTATGACGCCTCAACCTCTGGAAACCTTTTGTTTCATTCTGCTTTAACAGCAAGCAAAACCATTGCAGACGGTGATATTTTCAAAGTTGCAGCATCAGGCGTAGACATCACGGCGGCATAATTCGATGGCTGACATTGTAGGGCCATCATTAGACCAGCTAGACACTTGGGGGCATTTAGAGCAAGTTCCCAACCAGCCTCTTGATTCATCTTTCTGGAATACGCTTGCCTTGCGAGAGGGCGAGTCTAGTGCTTCTGCGTCATCTTCTGTTTCTTCCTCATCATTTGCCATTCGCAGTGGACAAGCTGTACCATTAGTTTCTGCTTCTGCTTCAGGAACAGGGATACGTATTGTTGTCGGTCAATCGTCTCAGGCCACGCAAGTAGATATAACATCTGAAGGTATCCGTATTCAGTTTGGTGCGTCTCTTGTGGTCGGGCCAGCAACAATGGTTGCTAGTGCGCTACGTATTGTTGTTGGCGAGTCACAGTTACTTACATCGACATCTGTATCTTCAGAGTCCATAAGGGTTGTTGTCGGCTCCTCTTCGATAGCATCATCCTCCACAGTTTCTTCTTCTGGCGCACGGATACAGTTTGGCGTTTCATTCTTGGCGACAACTTCAGTTGTGAACTCTGATGCGGTTCGTGTTCGAGTTGGGGGGGCGATTGGCTCAACATCTGCCTCAGTTGCTTCAACTGGTGGTTTGCTTACTACTGGTTATGCGTCATTAGTTGCATTTGCTACAATCCCCAATGTAACTGCAAACTTTACTGCCTTGGGTTCATCTTTAGCGCAATCTTTTGCTACCGTATCTGTCGACGCAGAAAGGCTTGGAGAGTTATGGTCTATTATTTTAGCTGAGAATGAGGTATGGTCAGAACAAAGTGATGACGCTGAACAATGGACTGTTTTGCCAGAAGGCTCCGAAGAGTGGAGTATTCAAGCCGAGGGAAGTGAGTCATGGCAAGAAGTAATTTCTGACAATGAATCTTGGATGATACAATGATAAAACTAGGTGAATTTTTACCAGACCAGCCAGACTATAAAAACGGCGGCGCTACGGTAGCTAACAATGTGATTCCAGCAACAAACGGCTATCGCAGTTTTAACAATGTTTTGCCATTATCTGGGGCGGCTGATGACTACATAAGGGGAATGTTTGCGGCAAAGGACGACTCTGGAGCGGCAGCTATTTATGTTGGTGATGAAACAAAGCTGTATAAGTTTGACGCAACAGATAGCAGCTTAGATAATATATCCAAGTCTGGTAATTATTCCTCTGGTGTAAATGACAAGTGGCGTTTT